GGTGAACGCCGCGCTGGCCGTGGCGTCCGCGGCGACCGCTGCCTGGACCGCAATCCAGTCGATCGCGTCCGGCGTGTCGACCGGGTTCACCGCCGTGATGGGCGCGCTGAACGCCGTGATGGCGGCCAACCCGGTGCTGCTGGTCGTGCTCGCCGTCGCGGCGCTGGTCGCCGGAATCATCCTGCTGTGGAACAACTGTGAAGCCTTCCGCAACTTTGTGATGGGCATGTGGGAAGCGATCGCCGGCGCGGCGACGGCTGCCTGGTCGGCGATCAGCTCGGCCGCGGCGACCGCGTGGAACGCGATTAGCTCGCTGGTCGGGTCGGTCGTGTCGGCGATCAGCTCGGCGATCAGCTCGGCCGGCGACACGATCCGGAATGTCTGGTCGGCGATCGGGTCGGCCGCGGCGTCGGTCTGGAATTCGATTAGCTCGCTGGTCGCGTCGGTCGTGTCCGGGATCGCCGCCGTCGTGTCCGGCATCGTCGGCGGCATCGTGTCCGCGTGGAATTCGATCCGCTCGGCCGGCGAGAGTGCTTGGCAAGCACTGAGTTCGATCGCGTCCAGCGTGACAAGCGCGATCAGCGGGTTTGTTTCGAGCATGTCGGCGGCGATTCAATCGGTCTTCGACACGATCCGCTCGGCCGGCCAGGCGATCTGGGGTCCGATCCAGTCGGCGGCGTCCGCGGCGCTCGGCGCGATCATGGGAATCATCAACAACGTGAAAGGCGCGATCGACGCCGTGATCGGCGGGATTCAATCGGCGATGTCGTTCGTATCCGGGTTGTGGGACAAGATCACCGGCGCCAGCAACGCCGCGGCGGCCATCCCGGCCGTCGCGTCGGCGGCGGCCGGCCCGGTCGTCGCCGCGGCGTCGCCGTCGCTGGCGCGGGCCGGGCTGCTGGCCGCGCCGCGCTCGGCCGGCACCGGCTCGGCCGGCGGCGTCTCCATCGTGGTCAACGGCGCGCTGGACCCGGACGCCGTCGCCCGGCAGATCGAATCACTGCTGCGCGGCCGCGGCCGCCGATCCGGCCCGGTGATCGTGTGACCGCCCCCCCGGTGTCGGCGCCGCCGTCGTGCGTGCTCTGGATCGACGGCGTCCGCTACGCGGACGGGCAGCCGGCCGAGCTGGCCGCCGACCCGGTCGCGTTGACCGGGCTCACCGTGTCGTGGGGCCGGGACACGACCATCGATCAGCCGTCGCCGGCGTCGTGCGCGTTCACGGTGCTGGACCGGCCCGGCGGCGCCCGGTTCACCAGCCGGCTACGGATCGGCGCCCGGGTCCAGGTGCGCGCCGACGCCGTGATTTACCCGGATCCAACGATCCCGATTGTCGCCGACCCGGGATTCGAGGCGGCGCCGGTCGGGTCGACGCCGTCGGTCATCACCAGCAACGCCGCCGCCGTCCGGGTCACGACGGCCGTCGCGCACGCCGGCGCCCGGTCGGTGCGGATCGACCCGGCCGACGCCGGCCGGCTGGTCCGGGTGATCTTCCCGCCGGCGCCGTTGTCGGCCGCACACGACCCGGCGGCGTGGGACGCGGTGCCGCGGACGCTGCCCGGTCAATCGTGGGCCTACGGCGCCGCTGTGCGGGTCGCTGCGGCGCTGGCGCCGGTCGCCCGGGCGCAGGTGCACCCGGTGACGTTCACGCAGCCATGGGCCGGCACCGAGCGGGTCTTGACAGACACGGCGCTGCCCGGCGCGCCGGCCGCCGGCTGGTCGACGCACGCCGGCCGGGTCACGCCGGCCGCCGGCGTCTGGCTCGGCATCGCGGTCGACGTGTTCCCCACCGGGCCGGCGTGGGACGACGTCGACCCGGCGCTGGCGTGGGACCAGGTCGACCCGGCGCTGGCGTGGGATGAGCTGGCCGCGACCTACGTCGATGACCTGGTGCTGCTGGCGCCGGCCGCCGGCGCCGCCCGGGCCGGCGAGGTGTTCACCGGCCGGCTGACTGACCTTGACGCGCAATGGGACGCCGGCCGCGGCGGGACGCTGGTCAAGTGCACCGCGCAGGACGACACGGCCGAGCTGGCGAACCGCTACGTTGGCGCGCAACCCTGGACGGCCGAGTCGCTGGGCGTGCGGTTCGGGCGCATCCTGACCGCCGCCGGCCAGCAGATGCAGTACACGGTCGACCCGGGCCCGGCGGCGCTGCCGGTGACGTATCGCGACGTCGATAACCAGCCGGCGACGGGGCTGCTGGCCGAGCTGGCGCAGTCGGCCGCCGGCGTGCTCTGGTCGGCGACGTCGCTCACGACCGGCCCGTATCTGCGGCTGGAGGACGTGAACGCGCGGCCGGCGCTGCTGAAACTGGTCCGCGGGCCCGACCTGGTGATCCGGATCGTGCCGGCGACCGCCGGCGTTCCCGGGTCGGTCACCGTGTCCGCGTGCGACGTGCTGCTGGACCCGGTGCACTGGGAACAGGACGTCGCCGACGTCTCGACCCGGGTCGCCGTGGGCTGGAAGGACCAGACGCCGGACCCGGTGAAGCCGGTCGACAAAACGGTGACCGTGGTCAATGCGGCGGCCGAGGCGGCGACCGGGCAGCGCCGGGTGCAGGTCTCGACGCAACTGTCGACCGCCGCCGCCGCGCAGTCCGTCGCCGACGCGCTGCTGGGCCGGCTGTCCGCCGGCGGCTGGCGTATCCGCGGGCTGACCTACCGGGTCGAGCTGGCGGACCCGTTGTCGCCGGCCGGGATCGCGCTGGTGATGACGATCCTGGACGCGACGACCCGGATCGGGTTGCCGATCCTGTTGACAGACGTCCCGGCGTGGTCGCCGGCGCCGACCCGGGCCGACGTGCCGCTGTACCTGGAGGGCGCCCGGCTGTCCAACACGGCCGGCGCGTGGTTGCTGGAACTGATCACCAGCGCCGCCGCCGCGCAGGGCGCCGGCGCGATTCAATGGGACCAGCTCGACCCGGCGTGGCAATGGGACCAGGTCGACCCGGCGATCAGTTGGAACGACCTACGCGGCGTCGGACTCTAGGGAAGGCAACCATGGCAACCACTCCGAAGGGTGCGCCGTACCCGGCCGGCACCGACAAGCTGGTCGACGGCGACGACGCGATACACGCGCTGGCGACCTGGATCGTGGAAGGGTCGCTGCTGAAATGGGGACGCATCGACCGGACGGTCGAGGCCAACGGATTCGTGCGGCTCAGCAATGCCGAATCGTTTTTCGACGGCGTCAAGGCATCCGCCATAATCGCCATGGGACTTAATGACACAATGTCGCCGAAATGGGATGGAACCTGGGACAACGGCGGGTGCCTGCTGAAAGTGTTCGGGAAGGGCGGGAATCAAAGCGCGCCATACACCGGCGGCGACAACGTCGCGATCTATTACCTGTGCATTCGATAACGGAAGGGTGAAACAATGGCGTACGCCGATAGTGCCGCGCTGGCAAGCGATCCCGAGTTCATCGGCCGCGTGAATGCGTGCGTGACGACCGAGGCAGCACCGAAACAGACACCGTTCGCCGAACAGATTATGACGTCGTGGGGCTGGGGCGGCACGGTGTTTATGCCGTTCCTGGTCGCGTCGCCCGGGTTCGATAAACCGGGTGATCAGATCACCGATGGTGACCTGTTGTCGGCGGTCCAGGCGAACTGGGCCCGGGCCGAACAGAGCTACCCGTGACCGGCGCCGGCGACGTGAATCCGTTTTCGCTGCTGGTCGGGTTACGCCGGGAACGCCGCGGCGAGTTCCCGGCGCATGACGACGTGCCGCGGCCGTTGCTGACCGCCGACCAGGCGGCCCGGATCGCCCGGGACCGGCTCGACCAGTGGCGGCGCGATCATGGCCACTAGCTATAACGGGTGGCCGGCCAGCCCGGACAAAAACGAAATCGGGGTCGAGACGTTCGGCGACGCCGCCGGGTTCCCGTTCCCGGGCGGCGTCAAGGCCTGCGACGTCGCGACCGTGCTTGGCTACGTCGCCACGCAGCTACACACCAGGGTCGAGCCGTGCGTGTCCGGCTGGTGCTGGGGCTACACGTATAAGGCGAACGTGAACAATCCGTCGCAGCTGTCCTGTCATGCCAGCGGCACGGCGATCGACTGGAATGCACCGGATCACCCGAACGGGTCGTCGCACACGTTCACCGACGACCAGGTCGGCACGATTTACACGATCCTGGATGAGGTCGCCGGCGCCGTGTCCTGGTTGCAGGGTTATGACGAGATGCATTTCGAGATATGCGTCGGCGCCGGCGATCTTGCCGCCGTCGCGGCGTCGCTGCCCGGCGGCGGCGGCGTCCCACCACCGACAGGAGACTGGTTCGATATGGCAACCGAGGATGATCTACGGCGCGTCGTCGCCGAGGAGCTGGACAACCGCGGGCTCAACGGGACGGGCATCAATGACGTGGTGGCGAACGTGCTGCGCGCGCCGGAATTCAACCTAGAGGCCGGCCCAAGGTTTGAAGACACATTCCGGGCGGTGACCGATGTCCTGCACGCACCAGAGTTCGATCTAGGCGCGACCCGGCGGGACACGGCCGCAACAAAGGCCGACACCACCGAGCTGCTGGCGCGGTAACCCGCCGCCGGGCCTGTTTGCCACGCTCAAAAACCGGGCGGCGCGGGCGGGCCGGGCCGCCACAGGGGCGCCACCAGGCGCCATCGCCGGCCGGCGAGCAGCAGCAGCAGCAGCGCGGCGGCGAGCAGCAGCAGCGCGCCGCAGCGGCGCCCGGTCGGCTCGGCGGCGCTCACGCTGCGCCGCCGAACCGCTGCCGGGCTGCCTGCCGGCTGACGCCGAGCACGCCGGCGATTTC